TGTGCCTGAAGTAGATCAGCCACCTAAGCGCGGCAACCTCGACATTAATGAAGTTCTTAACTCTAAGTATTTCTTTAACTAGTGCTTGACTTGGCACACTAATGCTGAAAGAACATTAACGTGCCGTTACACACTACAGTACCGAAATGACGGAGTAGCCAATGGAAAACCAGATAGCCCTTATGATTTTTTACATCATCAATGGGCAACCAGTACCCCTAGATATGACAGTAGCCCTTCTCGCAGAGGGCATTGATGTGTCTACCTTAGAAGCTAAATACCAACGATAAAGAGAGTATCAGATTATGGCAGCACAGAAAATGTTAGTAACACCTAAAGGCTCTGCTGAATGGGTCAAACTGTGGACTCCCGATGTAAAGTTCAATCCGCTGGGCCTTTATACTATCAACCTTAAAGTGGCAGAAGATGAAGCTGAGGCTTTAACTACTGAGTTAAATAGGCAGGTTGATGCTTGTTACAACAGCGAGTTAAAGAAGAATCCCAAACTAAAGAACAAGATGGTCAAACGCCTACCTTACGAACAGCTTCTTGATGATGACGGTGAAGAAACAGGCTTCATTGAGTTCAAGGTAAAACTCAAGGCCCGTGTCGAAATGAAGAATGGTGACAGCTTCACACAGAAGCCAGTGGTCTACGATGCTAAAGGCCAACCTATCACTAAGGAAATATCAATCGGCAACGGCTCCATATGTAAAGTCGCCTTTGAAACAGTTCCTTACATGCTTGCTTCTACTAAAGAAGCTTCAGTATCTCTTCGTCTAAAGTCTGTTCAGTTAATTGAACTACGTGAGTTTAATAGCGAAGAGAATCCATTTGATACAGAGGAAGGATATACCTTTGAAGAAGACACCAGCCCGTTTAGTGAGCAAGCAGCCACTACCATCCCCCAAGCCAGTGAAGGTGACTTCAGCGAAGAGGAAGACGAAGACTTCTGAGGTTAGATACCGAAGCGGTTTAGAAAAGAGCGTGGCTCTTGACCTCACTAAGAGAGGTATCGACTTTCAATACGAACATGAACGTATCCCGTACATTGTTGAAAGGAAATACCTCCCTGATTTCCAGCTACCCAATGGCATCTACGTAGAGGCTAAAGGGTGGTTCAGAGATGAGGACTGTCGCAAGATGCGTCTACTAAAGGCGCAGTATCCAGACAAAGAATTTAGATTCTTATTCCAAAACCTAAACACTAAAGTTCAATCCAGAAGGTTCACAAACCAGCAATGGGCAGAGAAATACAACTTTGCTTACTGTGAGGGGCGTGTGCCTGACGCTTGGCTTAAGGAAACGCTAGATGAAAACAAGAAAGAGGACTGACTATATTGTCATCCACTGCGCTGCCACCAAGCCTAGTATGGATATAGGATTCACTGAGATTGATCAGTGGCATAAGAGGCGTGGCTGGCTTGGCTGTGGTTATACTTGGATAATCAGGCGTAATGGAGTCATCGAAGCTGGACGCGCACTCGAAGAATGTGGGGCGCATGTCAAGTCATTTAACCACAACAGTGTAGGTATCTGCCTAGTTGGTGGTATAGACGAAGATGGGGATGCTGAAGCTAACTTCACTCAGAAGCAATGGGACACTTTAGACTCACTCGTAGATGTGATGACTAAAATCTATCCAAATGCCGCAGTGGTTGGTCACAATGACCTTGACCCTAATAAATCATGTCCAGTATTTGAGGTGAGCGAATGGATGAGTCAGATCAAGGAGATTCGTACCTCCTAGCAGGGAAGTTACCCTGCCCTAAGTGTACAAGTTCAGACGCTTATCACGTCTACAGCAACGGGTGGGGTCACTGCTTTGCATGTGACTCAAACATTCCAGAAGATGTCGAACAGACAAACAGAGAGGTAGCACCAATGCAGCAAGGTCTAATCCCTAAAGGTGAGCATGTGTATATGAACAAGCGCAAGCTTGATGCTGATACGTGTGTGCTTTGGGATTATACTAAGTCAGACTATAAAGGTACGACAGTCCAAGTGGCTAACTATAAGGACAAGAAAGGTCAGACGATAGCGCAGAAGATACGCTTCCCTAACAAAGACTTCTTGTTCCTTGGAGACACTAAGAACATACCTTTATATGGTCAATGGCTGTGGCCTAGTGGCGGCAAGATGGTCACAATTTGCGAAGGGGAAATAGACGCATTAACCATATCCCAAGTACAAGGGAATAAGTGGCCTACGGTATCCTTAAGTCACGGCTGTGCTTCGGCAGTCAAACAAGTGCGTTCAAATATTGAATGGCTGCTTACGTTTGATCGTGTGAACATCATGTTTGATATGGACGATGTGGGCCAAGAAGCTGCACGTAAGGTTGCTGAACTGTTCCCTCCACGTAAGGCTCACATTGCTAGGCTACCTCAGAAAGATGCCAGCGACATGCTACAGCGTGGCTTAGGTGCTGAGATTGTCACCGCCATGTGGGGTGCAGAACCCTACTCACCAGCAGGTATTGTTAGTGGCTCACAGCTACGTAAAAGACTTGAAGATCGTCCCGAAGTTCAAAGCTATGCTTGGCCTGACTTCATGGAAGGAATGAATCAAAAATCTTATGGCATACGCTTAGGTGAACTTGATGTATTTACGTCAGGCACAGGTATGGGAAAGACCACCCTTATCAAACAGTTTCAGCACCACTTCATGCAGACCACAGACTTGAACCAAGCACTCATACACTTGGAGGAACCCTTAGAAGATACAGCCGAGGGCATCATAGGAATACATATAGGCAAACGCCTTAACCTTCCTGATGTTCGTGAGTTTGTACCTGATGGGGACTACTGGCAGGGGTTTGATGAGACCTTCGGTGCAGTAGATGACAAAGGTAACTCACGGCTTAACGTCTACGATGCCTTTGGTTCTCTTGATGAGACTGACCTGTACAACAAAGTTAGGTACTTTGCTACAGGGTTAGACTGCAAGGTTATCTGGATTGACCACCTCTCTATACTTGTGTCTGACTTAGGACAAGACAGCCAAGATGAACGTAGAGCCATTGATTCAATCATGCACAACCTTAAGATGCTGACCCAAGAGTTAGGGGTTTACATAGGACTCATTAGCCACCTTAAGAAAGCCCCACAGGGCAGATCGTTTGAAGAGGGCTACGTGCCTAGCTCAGATGACCTTCGTGGTTCAGGTTCTATTAAGCAACTATCAAACAACGTCTATGCAATCTCAAGGAACCAACAAGAAGAAGACGATACCCAACGTAACACGTCTACGTTAACTGTACTCAAGTGCAGGTACACAGGTAGGACAGGTAAGGCAGACTATCTGCTATTTGATGAGGCAACAGGCCGCATGGTTAAGGGTGCTTCACCTGAAGTCCAAGCTGTGTTTGGTGCCTCAGACTTTAATTAATCACTCCAACGAGAGGATGCTTTATGTCACGTTATATATTCGATTTAGAAACCAATGGCCTACTTGATGAGGTCAGTAAGATTCACTGCATTGTTGCGGCTAACCTAACCACACGGAAGCTGCATAAGTTCAGCACCGAGGCAGAGAATATCGAAGAGGGTCTACAGCTACTTGCAGATGCTGAAGAGTTGATCGGGCATAACATCATGGGTTACGACCTATTGGTTATGAAGAAGCTTTACCCTACTTGGCACACTAGTGCTAAATTAACAGACACGTTAATACAATGTCGGCTTATCTGGGGAAACATAGGAGAGGTTGATGCGACTAACCAAACCTTGCCCCCGAAGCTGAGAGGTAGGCACTCGCTAGAGTCTTGGGGCTACCGCCTTAAGTGTCTCAAGGGTGACTACGGTGTCAATGCAGATTGGGAAACGTACTCGAAAGAGATGCTTCAATACTGCGTCCAAGATGTACTAGTCAACGTAAAGCTATACGACAAGATCATCTCTAAAAACTATAGCCAAGACGCTATGGATTTAGAGCATGACATTCACCGTATCTGCCTAGAGCAGCAGACCTTTGGGTTTCCCTTTGACGAAGAAAAGGCAGCAGCACTTTACGCCAAGCTGTCGGGTCGCAGGGATGAACTTAAACAGCTTATGGTGGATACGTTCGAGCCTAACATTATTGAACTGAAGACCAAAACTAAGACCCTACCCTTTAACCCTACCTCACGTCAGCAGATTGCCGACAGACTTCAAAGACGCGGTTGGAAGCCCAAAGCTTTTACTGAGTCAGGACAGGTCATTGTCAATGAGACTACCTTAAAAGAGATTGAAGGTTCTATTCCTGAAGCGTCTTTGCTTTTGGAGTACCTAATGCTCGTTAAACGTGTCGGTCAGTTAGCGGAAGGTAAGAATGGTTGGCTCAAGCTATCTAAGAACGGACGTATCCACTACTCCACTAACACACTAGGAGCAATCACAGGACGTGCTACAGCCAGTAGACCTAATGTGCAGCAAGTGCCTAGTGACAGAGCAGAGTACGGCAAAGAGTGCCGAGAGTTATTCTACGCACCTAAAGGTTGGGAGCTATGTGGCTCCGACCAATCGGGCATCGAATTGAGATGTTTAGCCAGCTACATGGCGAAGTGGGACAAGGGGGAGTACGCCAAAATCATTCTTGATGGGGATATTCACACCACCAACATGGAAGCCTTGGGATTAACTGACAGGTCGATTGCAAAAACATGGGCGTATGGATTTTTGTACGGGGCAGGTGTTGAGAAGCTAGGCAACATAGTTGGCAAAGGTAAGAAGGAAGGTAGTCGCCTAAAGGCTAAGTTCTTAGAAGCTTTACCTGCCTTAAAGAACCTCCAAGATGACGTAAAGAAACAAGCTGAGTTAGGCAGTGTTAAGGGATTGGATGGTCGAAAGATTCCTGTACGCCACCAACACGCCTCCTTAAATACTTTATTGCAATCATGTGGCGCAATTCTCGCAAAGAGATGGGTCGTTACCTTCCACCAGCTATGCAAGGAGCAGGGCTATACCCACGGTGTCGAGTTCCAGCAATGTGCTTGGGTACACGATGAAATTCAAATCTTAGTTAAAGAAGGTACAGGTGACGTGTTCGGAAAGCTTGCTCAAAAAGCTATGCGTCTTACAGGTGACTATTACAAATTCGGAGTTCGACTAGATGCGGAATACAACATTGGAAGATCGTGGGCAGATACCCACTAATAAGAACTGTGTGTACGAATATGGGCAGTGGTGGTATGTAGGTAAAACTACAGTGGGGAGACAAACCGTTCTGTCACACAACGCTAAGAACCATAAGCGTATGTTTGTGGATAATAAGTACATCCCCCAATCTCACCCCTTATGGAAGTCAGGGCGGTACAAGTCATTCAATGACGCTGCCTTTAGTTCACTAAAAAACTACCCAAAATCTACAATCGGATGTGTCTACGTCATTAAGAATCCAGCATGGCCCGAATGGGTCAAGGTAGGTAAAGCTGTGGATGCTGAAGACCGCCTTAGTAGCTACCAAACCAGTGACCCGTACAGGTCATACATCCTCCACCACCACATTGACGTACCTAATCGGCATGACACAGAA